ACCCTGATAGTGTTGATCACATTATCGGAGGAATTAGTTTGTTTGATGGTTAATGAATTAAAAAGAGTACCGAAAGATACAATGGTTCTCCTCAAAATTTCGTTATAAAAATATTCAAACATTGTTTGTCCTTATGGAATTACGATATACTAAGAGTGATATTATTTATGGCATTCCAAATGGGTTTTGCTCACTAAAGTCTATAATAGAATCTGCTTCAATTTCTATATTAATATTATCTGCAAAACCATCGTCAGTTGGATTGATATTAAGACTTCTAAGTTCGTGTGAAGCACCTGACGTAGATCCTGTAATAGTTTCTCCTGGAATAAATTCTCCCGTTACAGACGCAACTTCAAGGACACTATCATCAGAATTCCAAACTCTAACTGTTGCAGTAGAAGCACTTACTGATCCAGTAACAGTTTCATTAAACACAAAGTTTCCAGACCCAGATCCTTCAGCAGCTGAAATAGTTATTTCTGGTTCGATTATATATCCATAACCAGCATCAAGAATATTTACATTTGATATAGTTCCAGCGGTGCTTACTGTTGCAATTCCCGTAGCAGTAGTAATACCAGAAATCTGCTCAATATAATTTTTCTCAGATACTTCGTTAGAAATAGTTATCGTGGGAGCTGACAAATATCCACCACCACCAAAAGTAACTGCGATTCCAGTTACAATACCGCAGTTTTCTCTACCAAATTCAAATACAGAGGTTGCAATGCCAACATTTGTGGCAGACTCTGACATAGTTAGAGAATTAGATCCAATGGATTGTACAAAGATATCTGCAGGTATGAAGTTGTATGGTTTGTTATATCCAACACTCATTCTCACTCTATCTCCTACAACAATATTAGTTGTAGTAATTCCAGTGATAACACTAGATCCTATACCAACTGTTCCTCCAGTCTTGACTGATGTAGATCTAATCGTTGCAATTCCAAGTGCTCTAAATTGCTCATCAGCACCTCCAGATCCTGCTATAGTGACTGTTGGAGTAGTTAAGTATCCAAATCCACTATTACCTATGCTAATAGTGTTAACAGTGCCTGCAACAGATACTGTTACTGTAGCAGTTGCTTGTACTGGAGATGGATTTCCCGAGAAAGAAATACTAGGTGCTACTGTATATCCAAGACCAATAGTTGCTCCAGTACCAACACACCATGGATCGGTAGTGCTATTAAATCCAACTGATGTAATAATACCGGTTATTGGATGAATCGTTGCAATACCAACGGCAACTTGAGTCGGGGCATCCATGACTCCAGACGTGGAGATTGCAACCGTAGGTGCAGTTGTATATGCTCTACCAGTAGTACTAAATGCAACAGAACTTGGATTTACAGAAGAACCAGCAATACCTATTGTTGCAGATGCAAAACTAAATCCTGGATGAGCAATGAATACTGATGGAGCACTTGTATAGAATTTACCTCCAGTAGTAATTGCAAGAGTTTCTACTGTACCTCCAGTTTGTGATAATTGGTCTAAAGTTGCAGTTGCTTGTGCAGCGTTTCCTGTTCCTGTAGGTAGTGAAAACACAACCAAAGGTGCTGTTTTGTAGAATACTCCACCAGTTGTTCCTCCTGGAAACAGAAATTCTGATGCACCAATACTTACAGTTGCAGAAACAACACTAACACCACCACCAACTACAGGAGAATCTAGGGTTGCTGTTGCATTTGCACCGACATGTTTTGGTCCAGATAATGTAACTGTTGGTGCAGTTGTATAACCAGATCCTCCTGAAGTTAGTGTAACTATTCCAACACCACCTGTTGTGGAAATACCTACTGTTGCACCAGCACCAGCACCACTATTTGAAATAAATCTAACACCTGGTGGGCTTGTATATCCACTACCAGAATTTAAAATTTGAACTTGTTGAACTGATCTTGCTCCTGGATTAGCACTTTGATTGCAGACATTAATTCCTCCAATCATAATAGCAGTTGCGATACCAGTAACTCCATTTGTTGGAGCAGACGATATTGCTACTCTTGGTGGGGAAAGGTATCCACCACCTCTATTGGTCAATCTAATAAATCTAATAGCACCATTTAAAATACCAGCAGTTCCAGTTGCAGTTGAGGCTGCTCCAACCAAAGTAAGTCTTTGGGTAGATCCAATAATTGTGGATATTCCATCTTCATTTAATCCATCAGATTCTCCACCAGTTAAAATATCATCAATATCTTCTATACCAGTATCAATGACTTCATCACCATACCTAAAGAGTTCACATCTCAACTCATAAACATAATTTTTTTGTAGTTGATAAAATGGTTTTTCGTGCTCAACAAATTTAATTTCAAATAAACGATCCCCTAGAGGAAAATAAATTAAGTCTCCTTCTTTTGGTCTCGTGGATAATTTTACATTTTCCTCATTCTTTATTAAAGGAGAAATATAATTCTCAAATCTCTCCTTTGAAATAACTAAATTTAATTCCTGCTCTTGTTGGATACCAAATTTTGATAGTATTGTAGTATTGTCATTATATCCTTCAAAATTGTCTATATACGCTTCTATTGGATATGCGTCATCAAATCTAGATTGTATTACTTCTCTGATAATTGTATTTTCAGTTAAATATTTTCTTGGAAGATAATGTACTTCTACACCATACATCCTCAACTGTTCATTGATAAGATCTTGAATTAAATTTTGCTCAGATCTGGCCCCTTGTTGGAAATATGGATTAAGCATATGATTAACCGATCATGTCCAATGGTGGAAGTTCATAAGTGTTGGACATAACCTCTCTGATTGCATCTAACTCCTTTTGAGCATCATCATATATTTGTCTACCATTTAATTCTATACCACCTGGAAGTTTTACTCCTTGGAACTTCAGGAGGTTTTGTCCCCACTGTCTTTTGATAAGTTGAGTTACATATCTCTTAAGAAATGAGTCATTCCAAACTCTACTAAAATTATTTGGGTCTAAAAGTCTATAACAATCAAGGATAAGATAATCATCTTTAGATACTTCTCCCCAATCAACATCTAAGTAAAGTCTATCCTGTCTTTGATTAAATCTTATCTGCTTCTCTGTATTTAATGCAAAGTCCATATCTTCAAGATATCTTTTTGTCATTGCATATGATAATATTTCAGTAGAACTAAAATTATAAATGTCATTCAAGAACATTTGATATTTTACACTGAACATATTATTAGTCACTGTTTGTGACCCGTCATATCTAAATATTTTGTTTATTCCAATAACTTGTGGAGGAACTTGTACATAATTACTATTTTCCTCAAAAGAAAAAGTTACAGATGAACCATCTATAGTTGAAGATGCGGTTGTAGTAACTAGTCCTACAGGATTACTCCCTCCTCTTCCTCGTCCTCTATCAACATCTCCTTGCGTAATTTTATACTTTAAATATGTTTGAACAACACCATCAAAATGTCTTTCATGAAAGTATTGCAAAGCATCATCTATTAGATCATCAATTTGCTCATCAGCAACGTTGATTTCTAAAACTGGTGCTCCCAGTTGCCTTTTACAGTAATTTATTAGGTCCGACCTACTTGCTGGTTGAGCCATATACGCAATAATTCCTTAATTGTATTTAGGTTTAAGAAGAAATAGTATTATAGACATTTGCATTTCCCCGAACCAAAGGATAAGTTGATGACCCAACAGTTACCAAAACATCATAAACATATCTACCTTCAGTTAAATTACTGGTTTGAGTATCTGTTAATGAAAGTTTCATAACTCCACCATATGCACTAGTTATTCCAACTGAGAATGAAACTGTAGATCCAAGAGTAGCACCAATAGCAACACTTTTTGCTAAAGCACTTGCACCAGAATATCCTGTTAAATTAAAAGCAGTATTTGAGGTTGTCTTTATATTAAAAATTGTTGAAAAATCTGTTCCACCATAAATGCTTAGATTTGCACCATATGGAACTCCAGAATCAGGATCAAAAGTTATGTTCTTAGATGCCATTTGGTATACCTATTGCATGCATAGTTTCCTGTTGTTTATAGTAAAGTTTGCAGAAACACTTAGCAATATTTCTAAGTTCTTCTCTATCATCACAACTATCTATTTGACTAGATAATTTTGCATATTCAAAACTCTTAGTTAAATTATCTAAACTTATATCATTTGGATCCATTTATCAACTCCTTTAATAGTAACTTGATTTCTGTAATGTCATCTTTAAGGTTAGCAACTTCTTCCTCAATAGTCTGTACCTTTTGATGCTCCTTATTTTTCACTTTACGTCTCTCAACGTATTTTTCATGATCTAAAGAGTTTAGATTCAATATGGCACCTGTATGTGGATCCCTTACGAGATCCACATAATCTTTTACTTTATGCATTATGCTAGGGCAATAACTCTTAGGTTTCGGGCTCTTGGTACATATGTTTGATTTGTACCCGTCAACAGAATTTTAATTCTGTAGACTTTAAATGACGGCAATTCGTCAATGCTAAAAGTATGTTCTTTAAATTCGATAGAACTACTATCAAAACCATATGTAGGAGTTTTAGATACAAATGAATCCGATTCGCCGTTATTGTTTGCAATATCAATAATTTGACCTTTAGAATCAAGGTTCTTATATCCGGGGAAAGGAATAAAGATTGGATCAAATCCGTCTTTATTACTGATAGCATATAATACTCTAGCATCACAGAAATCATTAACGTGAGCATCAAAGATAACTTTTAAAGAAGTTGCTGCATTTTCCAGTCTAATTTCTTTAGAAATATACTGACAAGCAGTTGGATCTGTCAAAATTCCTTTAACTCTAGCATCATTTGCAATATCAGTAATTTGACTATCAATTCTGTTAGAAGTGAGAATAGTACTAACTCTTTGACCATCAATCACTGGAGAAATATGGGAATCTGTAGTTACCATATTAACTCTCATTTGCATAGATTTAGCACCTTCAATGTTTGTTAACTTAGCATCTTCATTAACCTTAGAACAAATTAATCTTGTACTGCTAAGATAATTTGGCGTATTTGGAACAATTGGTTCAAACCCAGCATCAAGATAAGCAATCTCGTTGCCACTTAAACTTTGACCAGTTACTGTTCTAACTTCCGCGCTAATAGAAGTTCCTCTTGTAGTAACATTTTGAATGATTGGAGTGATAATTTCAAATGGCATGTTTTGAGTTGCCTTAACGTTTTGTCCTCCAGTAGATCCAGTAATTCCCATATAAAGTTTAGGGAATCCAAGTGCATCTTCACTTCTATCATCATTATCAACGTTAAATTTCTCAGACATATCAAGTTTGATGTTATAGGAATCGAAGGTAATCGAACTTCCTATAGAAACGTCGCTTAAGGTATGAGTTTTATTAACTCTATGGAGGCAAACTCCACCAAGTTCATATTTGTAAACAGGAGTTCCGGTGGAGTAAGTAATAGGATTACTTCCTCTAGAAATACTTCCACCAATAGTGTTTCCATCTACACTACTGTATTCTATGACTTCTTCTCCAATCAAGAGGTATCCTCTATTCGTAGATCCAACACTGACATTTTCAAAGTTAGAGAATGCTGTTGCACTTTCAACAGAAAGACCTGATGTAGAATTGGAAGAATATGCACTAGTCAATTTGGTTGGTTTAACATCTGGAAGAACTCCAGAAACAATTACTCTATTATCTGTAAAGTACATTCCATGATTTTGATGGTTAACCTTAATGTGAAGTCCATCAGTAACTTCATTGATTGAAGCAATTTGAACATTTCCACCAGGTGCAGCGGGTAAATTGTTATTCAAAGTTTGAGCAACACCCACACTATTAAAGTAATTCAACTGTGGACCACCAACAGTAAAATCTCCCTGAACATTATCTAGAATCAGTTCACTAGTTTTACCAATTCCAGAAACAGTAAGTCTTACATTTTTACCAACAGATCCAGCACCAATAGTATTAATTCCGACAACATCACCAGTTTGATATCCATTACCACCAGATCCAGTGATGGTTGCGGAAGTAACTTGTCCATTGGTAACAGCAACAGTTGCTTGAGCACCTCTACCACTTCCTGACAATGTTACTAGATTGACTCCAGTAAATGTATGAGATCCATCAGTTGGTGTTAAACCAATACCTGCATTAGAGATTGCCAATGCTGTTCTTGGAATAGTTCCAGCAACACCAATTAAAGTACCTGTAGCATTTGTTTTGTTAACATGACTTGCTCCCTGGAAGAAAGTATTACCAAGTTGATATCCAGAATCTTGTACAGTAGTTCCAAGTCCAACTCTAATAGTTCTGGAAGAAACTTCAAGACAATCAGGTTGAAGAACAGGTATTTGTCTGTTACCTTCAGTTAACTTTGGACTATAGAAATCAATAGTACCAGACTCAAGGAAATCTGCCCTATACATAACAAATTTAAGATCTTCCCACTGACTTGCTTCCCATGTAGAAGCATTCTGAGATTTGAATAGTGATCCTAGATATGGTTGGTTTGAGATAAACGCATCACTTAGAAGATCATTCTCACCAATTCTAGAAATATAAACACTATACTTGGTAGAGTTTGACGCTAAAGCAATTGCATACTCTGATCCTCCTTCCAAGAACACAGGAGCTTTAAATTCAATTGTTGTTGCCACTGATCCATCAGGCGAAATTTCAATATCTGCAGGATCAAGAACAATCTCAGAGAATGGAAGAATTTTCTGTGTTGGGAAACCATTTTTCATGGTTCTAAGTTGGAAGACACATGGAATATCCATATCATCTTTTGTTCTAAAGTAAACATCACACTTAGTGACGAATACACCAGACTCTTCCTCAACTAAGAATGATTGTGCAAGAGGGTCATACCAACCAACAGTAGTCGCTCTGCTTGTCTGACCTATAACCTGAGATCCAACAACCTGAGTTCCAAGATTCGTATTTACATTTCTTTCTTGGAATTCTTGTCTTCTTTCAATTCTAGCATTTCTAACTGAGATGATATTTTCCTGAACTGTTTCAAGTGTTCCCGAGGCAGCAAATGCTTCTTCGGCAATTGTTGTTGCAACATCTGGATCATTATCCTCATCATTAGTAAGAGTGAAAGTTTTAGTTCCTGTTTCAAATCTTGGGTGATTGACTGAGTTGGGGTTTGGAATGAAGAAACTACCTATTAGATTTGCAGAAAGATCTGATACAAGTCTATGTCCTGTTATGACTGCTTCTGCGCCACTTGTGGTGCCTTTTAGAATCATTTCCTCAGCAATACGACCAGAATATTCACCTTGAGCTTCATTTGATAATGAGAATGTATCAACATTCAAGATCGTTGATGTTGCAGAATATACTGCAGGTAGAGATGTTCCGTTATAAGGATCTTCTCTAAACACTTGATCGGGTGCGTTATATTCACCTTCTCTATGATTTGATTGAGCAACTCTAAAGGTAATTTTTGCTTCTTCTCCAATCAATTGTCTTGTGACAGGTCCAAGTCCTGGTCTAGACATCCTACCAATAACAGTTTCGCCAACCTGGAATGATCCAGATGTCATTGAAATTTCAAGGAGTTTTGGAACACAATACTTGTCAACTTGTTCTCCATCGAAAAATGCATGCATTCTCGTAAGAGGTTTCATTTTCTTAGAAACAAATTCAACATTTCTTGATCTCATAAACGGAATGAGATCTCTACTTACAGTTCTGTCTCCTACAGATTCACGATCAAATTGTTCATGAACAAATAACTGAGAACCCGTCCTTGATTGTTGTTCAGTTCTAATTGTCTCTCTAACAGTGTCCTCAATGGTTGTTGTGGTTGTTTCTTGGACCCATCTTGCAGTTCCACTACCACCATTGATCCAACCACCAACGCCTCTTCTACCACCGTTAGAGACTGTTGTCCTTCTTGTGGTTGTATCATTAAATTCAAATCCAGTCCAATTAGTCTCCCAAGAATTCCAAACAACAGGAGCAAATCCAGTTTGAGGATCAAGACCTTCTGTTTGTTCAAGGAGTGCAACTTGAGAAGCATAATCACCTTCAACATCAATGACCTTAGGTTCAATTCTTACAGTGTCTACCCAAGTATCAGATGCAGGGTTCAATTCCATTGTTCCCTGCCAAAAACTAATTAAGAATGGCGTTACACTTTCTGTTCTAGTTGCAAATGGTTGATTAATATACTCAACTTCACTGTAATCCAGTGTGATTACATCATTTGCTTTTCTTATATTATTTCCCTCAACAACTGCAAAATTTAGGTCTGCTGTTGGATCTACATTTACAACTGGTCCAAAAATAAGATCAATAGAGTTTGTATAATGTCTGGGTCTTATTTCTTTGTGAGCCCTATCAATACTATTCTTGATTGGTGCGCTTGTTTCTTGAGTGTTAAATCCAGTAAAATTATCAACAAAGAAACCAGATTTAAATCTATTCAATCCTTCGCCATCTGGAACAAACAGATTTGCTGTATTTGCTTCAAGTAAAGATAAAGATGTATAATATTCAAGACTTGAGATTCTATTCTCAAGCTTCTTAATATCTTTCATCTGATATCTCTTATGCTCTAAGAATCTTAAAGACGCCTGACTGACTTTATAGAGATATGGTGGAAGAGTAACTGTAGCAACTTCCAAAGCATTGTCAATTGGATTTGGAGGTTGTGGAATTTCTGATGGTGTTCCATATAAAATTTGGAACTTACCTTTTTTATCTAAGAAAACTCTATCAATTCTTCCAAGATAATGACTAAATGTTGTTAAGATTGATTCATCAGATGCTAAAGCATTTGATGCTGAATTTCCATCAGCATTAAATGATCTTCCAAAAAATTCAAGAGGAGATCTTGCCCCTTCAACAACCGTATATTCAGAAACTCTTGGTCTAATGTCAAGTATATCAGTATTAGCATCACCATTTATACCTTTAATTTCTGTACTATAATCAAAGTTTTTGTAAGATTCTACACTAGTAAGGTCTCCATTATCAGTTGAATCAAAAGATGCACTCTTATAATAAATTTTCAGTTTCTTAGCAGGAGCAGATTTATTCTCTTTTCTTATAATTCTTCCCTGATCATAGAATGTATCCTCTTGACCAGTTCTAAATTTATAGTTTTCGGAAATATCAAAACTATCAGAGGTAATAACGGATACAGTTGCTTGAATTGCCGTCTCCTGGAAAATTACAGTTTCTCCTTCAACAAATTTACTATCATTTTTGGATATATATGAAATTTGTGCAGATGTAAGGGTTTCTGCAATAATTCCATTTGCCCCAGACGTTTGTCCTATAAAAGATTCTCCAACTGTTAGTTCCCCAGTTGTAGTTGATGTACTATTAATATTAATTAAAGAAATTTTTGGTGCTGTGGCATTGTTAGTATCCGAAGATTCAAAAACACCATGAACATCAATGACATCTGGAACATTTAAAGAGATAGTAGCATCTTGAACTCTGGTTCCATATGGATAATTGCCCCCACCATAGACCAATCCATCATTTAAGGTTGTTGATCCAATACCAGAAGATGCACTATTTGATTTATCAACAATAATAGATTTGACTCTATTTTTAATTTTAATTTTTGATGTGGGTTTAACCTTCTTCAAGGAAACAATTAAAGAAGCACCCGTATCATTAGACCCAAGACCAAAAATGTTTAGTGCTGTCCCCCCACTAGCAATAGTGAGTTTATCGGCAGACAATGCTTCAGTTGTACCATCTGATCTAATTAGAGCATATCTTTCTTCATCAAATGGCAAGAATGTTTCATTTGGGCCTGCAGATATATTAGAAGAGAGTTGTCCACTAGCAATATCAACACTCAGAACTTTTCTTATAGTTAAACTTGCATTAGTAAAATCTACAGATTCGATATCAGTTCTTGGTAATCTAGTATAAAGAGTGCTATCCGAGGAAGGATCAAGTTTTGTAGTTACTAATCTAAAGTCATTAACGTCAACTGATCTAGTTGGAAGAGATCCTCTAACAATTCCGGGAACAGGAGTAACTGAAGCAATTTGAATAGAATCAGTATCAACACTTGTAACTCTTCCCATAGTGGGATCAGTGATGGTTGCTGATGGGTTTGTATATTCTACAAGATTTCCAACCTTAAATAATCCTGGAAGAACATCATTAGTGCTTTTTACCGTACTGATTCCACCAGAAGCTTTAGTAATTGTTGCTACTCCAACCGCGATTATTGGAGTCTGAACAACATCAGCAGCAAAAGTGGAGACACCGGTCAATCTGTTATTACTTCCAAAAACAGATTTTACATCTGATAATGTATAAGATGTTACTGCTGTAGCAATTCTGCCATCATTAATACCATTAAATACTAAAGGTTCATTGGGGATAAAATCTCCCTCAACTTCATAAACTGATACTGCATTTGAGTTTGAAATTGCATCTTTAAGGAATGCAGTTGCACCACTCCTACTACCTTGTATAAAAGTAGGAACAGAGAGACTTGTTGCTTGATTGAGAACTAAATCTACTGTTGTTTGAACGTCAAACAACGAAAGGTTCCACTCATTAATGGTATCATTAGATGTGTTGTAAGATCCAGATTCTAATCTATAATCATATACTCTAGCAACACCAATCTCTCTACCTGCTGGTGCAGGAGTACCACCAGTTCCATCTGTTGCAAGACCAACTCTTTGATCCCTTAAACTAAGAATATATGTATTACCAACTCCAACATCAGGTGATCTCCAAGTTCTATTAACTCTTAAAGTTGGACCAGTATTATAAATTATTGATTGATCTTCAATAGTTGCAGTTGTTCTTGGCTTAGGAACATCAATAAAAGTTACACTACTAATATCAATATCATAACCTCGCACAAATGCTCTACCTGGAGAGAATTTGTATAGCATGAGGTCATCAGATGGAGTTTGTCCTCCAAACGTTAATTGACCTGCGCTATATATTCCTCTATTTCCAACTCCATTGTTAAGCGATTCATGTACAGATAAATCAAATGCTTTTACATAATAATCACCAGATTCTGCATATGTTCTACTTGCAAGAATATCTGTCCAATCTTTATATCCTACTCCACCACCAAGATCTCCTCTTTTGGTTTGAGATTTGATATTTCCCGATTCAATAATAGATAATTCAACAAATTGATCATCATTGTAGTCAGTTAATGGTTTTTTAAATAAACTTAACGAAATCTTAAGTCTATCTGCACCTGGTGCCGAGTAGTTATTAAATCCTTGAGAATTATCATTTAATGCATCATCTTCATCAGCATTTATAATTTCTTCGTTTACAAACAGACCAATTCTATAATTAGGATTATTTCCATATTGATCAAGAATTAAAGTTTCTGTATTAACATTAACAAAATGCCCATGAACAAAATACACTCCTTCTTGAATTTGGAAAGCAGATCCAGTAGCAGCTGCCTCGTCGGGAATTGTTGTTGCAAAAGGAGCTCCAATAGCAATACTAGTATTCCCAAGAAGACCAGAAGAAATAATCTGATTGCACGTTAAATTTTCGCCATCAGAGAAAGTTTGAGTTGCATTATTTGCGGTGCTTGAATTTAAATAGTTAATGTATAGAGTAAGATTTCCTCTCTCAGAATCTTCTGGAAGAAGGACTTTATCTACAACAGCACTTACTCCAGAAGATTCTCCCGTAATTTTAGTTCCAACTAATTGTTCAGCATATGCTGCTACAGGAACTCCTAGATAAGTATTTTGTAATTGAACACAGTAATATAATTGAGTATATCCTGTATTGCCAGGAATTACTTTTGCACCTTCTTTGAAAAAATGCTGACCAAATTTTTCAATCTGATTTTGAAGAATCGATTGTAAAGTAGTTAATTCTCTTGCCTGAACTGGATATCCAGGTTTAAATAACACCTTATGGTAGTCATCTACCGGATCAAAGTCATCAAAATATGGTGCTACATTAAGGTTCGTTTGCTGTGGCATAATTCTTTAGAACTGCAAAATAATTTTGATATCTTCTTTTTGGTTAGATGATCTAGTAATTGAAGGTCTGTTATCAACGTAAATAATATTTCCTGCGTGTTTTTTAACCTCAGGACCTGCAATTCCACTTGTAAATGACTGACCAAGATAATATGTACGACTATTTATTACGGTTGTGATACCAGTAAAGTTCGCATCAATCTCCAAAATAGATCCAGTTGAGGGTGTAATTTGAATATTTCCTCCAGTATCTGGAGAAGATGTAAATTCATTTACATTAAATCCATAGGTTGGGTTTGTAATTCCAACTCCTGCAGTTGTAAACCCAAAAGAAGTTTTATCCTGCCAATACTTAAGAACACCCGTAGTTTGATTGTAACTAACAACTCTACCAACAGCAGTTGATGCTGTCGCAACAGTTTGAGTAAATGTTGAGTCCGCATCAAAAAGAGCAGAACTATATCCAATTCCAGTCAGTTTAATTGCATTAAGAACACTTGCTTTATCGGAGGTCAATACATTTCCAGTTGAAACTTCTGGATTTTCAATAACACCTACTCTTGCAATTTGGTTTCCCGTAATAAAATCAGGATTTTCGTTATCATTTTCAATTCTAGAATATAATAAAACATTGTATGCACCCAACTCTCTATAGATGTCTTTTCCATGGCCACCTTGAGGAGGCACAATAACATCAAATCTTGGAATTGTAGTTCCAGTTGGAACATTACCACTAGATAGATTTACATTCCCATAACTGTAATTAGATCCTTGATTGGAAATAGTAACCCCACTAATCTTAGAATCTGCTCCAACTGTTATCGTACACTCTGCACCAGATCCATCACCTTCAATCGGAACTCTCGTATAAGTTGAGTTAGCAGTTCCAATACCAACTCCAGCATTAGTAACTGTTACGATCTTAATTGATCCATCCACAGCATTATCTCTAACAGGAGCATTATCTCCACTAGATCCCCAGTTAGCAGGAACTGGCATAAAATCTGTAGACTCAAATTTTACAACTTCATTTGCTTTGATAGTATAAAGATACTTCCAAATATATCCATCACCACTTGATCCAGCAGATCTTGGTTCTAAATCAGTGAATGTTGGTTCATCTAGAGATGGTCTTCCATTTGGATTATCTGGATCGGTTCCGTTCTGAAGGCAAATATAAACTCTAAAATCACTATTCAACACATAATAAAATGCGGAATATAAATTAGTTGCACCAGATACGGATGCAGTGTTACTAACACTGTAATCATGCCTATACATGTCATATGTTGTACCCGATGTCCAAGTTCTTTTAGGAATTACTTGCCTAACATCAGAAGAATTAATTTTCTTCACAGCGATCATTGTATCCCAATAATCATTCTCCTCAGCAAAATTATCTTTTGGTGCAGGGGGTGATGCATCCCAGTCACTTTGATAATCTGATGGATTTGGTAATCCAATAAAAGAATAATATGCGTTAGAACTGGAACTAACTCCAGATATAAAATTTTTCGCATTCAAAATTCTAATTTGATCAGTTATAATTGCAGCCATTTTGTCCCAGTTTAATGGAGTTTTTTTTATTTATTAAACATTAAATGGCGTAGTTCTTGAATTTCAATGGAGCAGATCTCTCTACTCTTGTCGATGTAGTAATTCCAAGAATGCCATTTTCAGTATATGCAGTGTAGCTATTTAATCCCGCTCTTGATGTTAGTGTAATTTTGCCCCAACTATAATCACCATATCCAGCGACAGTTGATGTAGATTGTGTTCCAATACCACTAGTATCAAATTTTGGTTGAGTTACATTAGTAAATACCCTTCTACAAACAGTTGTTCCAATTCCAACACCAGCAGCATCCAAGCGAATTGTTCTCTGGATGTTTATGGCGTGTGCAACAACATATACATTATCGACGAAGGATTTACCAACACCTGCAGTCCCACCAGATTGATTAAGTGATGTAATCGATGTTGTTGCAGATCCAACATTAGAATTAGAAACAATGAAGAAATCTCCTTGCTCCAGTCCACTCAAGGTTACTGCTGTTCCAACTATGGATTCATCTCTTAACTTAGAATCAAGTGGGATATGTAAGTCAAAGACGAATTGTGTAGTAAGTCCACTGGTTGTAGTGGTTCCAAATCCAACAATTATTCCAGAGTCACCTGCATAATCTGCAGACGAGTTCTCTTCTTCACTATAACTTGGTTCACTTACGAGAACAACGGGTGGATTTGTATTTGTATACCCAGTTCCAGCATTTGTAATCGTAATAGAAGAAATTGTTTCTCCTACACCAATTACTGGATTTGCTGTTGCTGTTACAAATCCAGCAGATGGAGACCCAACAGTAATTGTAGCAGTACTGTATCCAACACCACCATCGGATAGGACGATAGATGAAATAGTACCAGTATCACTTACAACAGCAGTTGCTGCCGCTCCAGAAGTCACTGTCTGAGTTGCAAACTTAAACTTATTCTGGAAGGTCAATGCAGTATCATTTTCATTTTGTGCGTTAAATACGGGTCTTAGTCTATCAACATAGATTGTTGTAGATCCAATACCAACTGACTTAGTAATATATGCATATGGATGAATTTGTGGCTCATAAAGTTCCCTATCTTTTCCTACACGTTTTTCATTAATAAGTTTATCTTCAGTTTGTCTGCACCACTTAACTCTTCTTGATAGAGTTTCATCTTCAGTATTTCCTGGACCAAAATATGCAAATGTTTCAACTTGGTCTGTGGAATTAATATTAGTTACTGTTCTTGCCTCTTCTTGGAGATTAGTAGACTGACCAGCAGCATTATCATATCCAAGAGTTAATGTATCTCCTGTTTTAACAGTTTCAATAACCTCTCTAAAGATAACATCAGTGTCATCTCCGGTTCCCTTATAGAAAATGATCTTACAACTATCACCTGGCTTTGGTGGTTCTGCAAATTTAATTACACTACCACCTGGGAATTCATAACCTTTGCCTGGTTCTTGAAGAATATCATTAATAGTTACAATAAGAACTTTTTCAACATCAACTTTAGATCCTCTTGGAGACCTAATAGAAATTTGATTACCTGCTAAGGAAAGATTAAAAGATCTAGTTGCTCCATCAAAAAGAACTGATGGATCATCAAGTGGTTGAAGAACGCCAACACTCCATCCAGTAAACTCATCAGAGAATACTTTTTGAACCGTTAACTCAAAGTTTCTAAAGTTACTAGTTGTTCCTGTTGTAGGAATTCCAGTAAGTCCACCAGTTGAAATAGTAAGAACCTCTCCCTCTTTATATCCAACGCCTTTATTATTGATAGAGAAATCAACTATACTAGAACCATTACCAACAACAATATCAACCGTTCCATTTAATCCAGAGTTTGCTGCACCAACATAATTAATAGGAATGTTTGTATATGACAATGGATCATCAACAAACAAAGACAGAGGTCTATTGACCTTACCGCATCTATTGTAGAAGTGAGGACATGTTGAGATTCCAGTATTAACTACAAATGATGTGGGTGAGAGAACTGCTATAACTGAGGAACCGCCAGATGCAAAGTCATTTCCACTAGCAGATTTATTCTTCTTCCTTGGTGCATTGATAATTGCACCTTGGATTGTTCCACCACTCTGATAAAATGTTGGAACTGTAGATGGACCAGTGTTAACAACAAATTTGGTGGAATTGACAATTTCAATAACTGAAACTCCACAATATGCAGGATCAGTTGTTCTTGGATATGTGTGAGTAGAACTACCATTATCAAGACCACAAGTGAATGCAATACCCGTTAAAACAACTCCCTTTCCTACTTGTAAGAGATGTGGTGTTGCAGTAGTGATAGTAGTAACACCAGTTAGATTATTATAATCGGCATCAGAGACATTAACAGGTGGTGCATATGTACAGGTAAATGCAATACCAGACAACTGAATTGCTTCACCCTCACTTAATCCGTGAGCAGTGGATGTTGTAACAGTTGTTATTCCTGTAATGGAACTATATCCAACGTTAGTGATCGATTTTGCAGAATAGAACCTTGGAGTTGAGTTGTTAGTTACAGAAATAGCAGTGGAGACGTTTCCATTAATAATGGTTGCAAATCCAACGTGATATTTTGAAGTTTCAATGCCAACACTTGTAGAAGCAGCACTGACATTAACAAATCCAATTGGAGGATTTGATACAATAACGCGAGCTCTGGTTCCTGTGGGAATTCCTACAGATAATGAATCATCTATATGGAATCTCACAAAAGTTGATGCAGATGATACAATAGTTCCAGAAATATAAGAGTCAGCAACTCTTCCAAATTGGATTTCGCAGTTAGACCCGGTATTCAATTGAGGGAGAAGATCAAGAACACTTCCTGTATTAGGGATAAACACGTTAGTAGAACCAATTCCTACAAACTCATTGGTATTAACAAGAAATTCATACTTTTCAGCAACTCTGTATCCAGATCCAGTGTTGCCAATTGCAACGTCAGTAAGAACTCCTACATTAGTAACCTTAGCAGTTGCACCTGCAGAAACTAAAGGTTGATAACCAAATCCCTCTGTTGATCCAAGTGAAAGAAGAACACCGCCAACAGGTAATCCAGAAGTATTGGCATCTGTAATTGTAGATGAAGCAGTTCCAGTGAAAGCAATGGTTGTAATACCAGTATTCTCGCCTAGTGTAAAGTCTCTACCAAGTCCAGGACCCTGTAAAATATCATTTACAAGAACAATTGCATTTCCAGTTGAAATTCCGCTAATATCTGATGGTCCAGAAGTTAATGAGTATACTGAGGTATTACCATCAAATTTATTTGAAAGACTATCAAAGAGATAATTTGTATGATAAGTATCATCTGTAGTATCTTCAACACCAGATCTCATAAACATTCTTCCTTGGAAAGAAGAACTTGCTGAAATACCTTCCCAATCTCTTTCATCTGGTGGATTTGTTACACTACCAATTGGAACGAGACCATAAGGTGCCTCGGCAAAGTGGAGAACATTATCGGTAATATTGTAGTTTCCAACAACTTTGGTAATTGGTTCTCCAGTGTTTCCCGTACCAATCTTTGTTCCAAGTTGTCCTCTTCTAACTCTAACAGCGTTTGTACTTCCTACACCGACAGACATAATCTTCATAATCTCGTCACCCATTTTTACGAAATCTGATCCAAAGTATGATTGTATACCACTTATTTTAATAATATTATCAACGGTACTTACATTAGTAGAAAGACCAGTTGTTTGTGATGTAGAAACAATTGGGGACTGAATTAAATTATCAAGTGCAATTAGACATCTTGAATTTTGATTAGTTGCACTAAATCTATGTGAAGTTCCAATTCCAACACTTGTAAGTTCCATAGGAATTGCAATCTTCTTTAGGGCATTTTCTGCAGTAGATGCAAGTTGGATCTTATCGTCACCAACTTTAATTGCATACAGATCAATATCAATTGGTAAGAATTCAGTATTACCAACTCCAGGAATATTTGTTAATCCAATGCCAATGGAGGAAGTAATACCACCATTTCTGTCATAACGAATCCTTTCTCCAGAAACAAAGAAGTGATTCGGAATAGTGATAGTATTTGCACTAACACTAATAATGTCAGAATCATTTCCTAAGAAATATTTTTCAAATATAGGTGCAGACCTATGCTCTAATGTAAAAGTTTTCTTAACTGCATTTTCTGTTCCTTCATATCTCGCATAATTTGTAACAAATAATCCATTACCAAAGCTTCTTTGATCTCTACTATCATCCTCAATTTTTAATGCTTGGGTATAAGATTTAACGTCAACAGCAATATTTGCCTGTGGAGTAAAGGTTAGTGAAATTCCACCACCAGAATTAACTCTGGCACCAAAAGTTCCAAGTCCAGAATATGGCATGTCGTTTTCGGTTTCAACAATACCAAATTCCTGAACCTCTACCTCTCCTGTTCCATCTTCATTACTATCAGTATCAATAAGGACAAGTTCTCTCATTTCATATAAATTATTTGTTGTATCTGTAATTGATACCATAAAATATGATGAATCGTAATCACTAGTGTAATCCGCAACAGTGGTTATACCAGGAGTTCCAGAAGCAGAGATTGATGTTGATCCACCCTCAAGAATAGTATGCTTCATTTGATCTGTGCTAAAACCAGTTATACCATCAGTACCAAAACCAATCTGCATGGTGTTACATGTCATTGCAGCACTAACACTTGGTATAAAATCAACCTTCAGTAAATTACTATCAATGTGTGGATAATAAGTACCAAATCCTGTGCCACTGAATGATGTACTATTATCAGTAGTCATTAATCTACCAAATTCAGTTACACTAACTTCACTATCATCATGAATTATGTTTAGTTCATTATATTCATGATCGTTAGTTGCTGGATCTGAAATAAGAGACATCACCTTAAGTGATCTGGTTGTTGCGGCAGTTGATACAATTGTTGTTCTAACTCCACCACCTGAAGGAAGAGCAACACTACTTGTGCGAATATCTACAGATCCATTTCCTAGAACTATGGAAGTTCCGATACCCACAACCCTATCATCCAAATGATAGGCAAGACTGACAATTTGATAATCATTGATTGCAAATTTTCTAGGGAAGAACTGTAGAGATCCTTGCGTTCCAGAGATTTTAAAATCAAAATCTGCAAGTTCATCTTGACTATACATTCTTCCATATTGATTGAAATATGCAAATCTTCCGTCCTGAATCATATTGACAATTCCAAATTGTCTTTCACTTTCAAATCTTTCATCCTTAAAGTAGATAAAATATTTCAAGAATCTGCTGTTGGTGATATTAAATTCGTCTATCAATTGGAATCTAGTTGCCCTTGGATTGCTATTAAACAGATGACTGACATCATCAAAATCAACGGCTCTGTTTCCAAATGACTCGAAAAAGTCGGTTAGAATTCTACTTGCAAAGATAATCTCATCAGAGAATATACTACCGGAAGCATTAAGTGAATTTTCTAGAGCAAGATCAAAATCTTGAGTACAATTCAAGTTTCCGATACTATAAAGATCATTAACAACAGTGAAATATGAAAGTTCTGTAGACAACCCCACTCTCATAGAGTTTGCTTGAACTTCACTAAACTCTGCTGGAGTTTCTAATTGATAATCGGAGAATTTTTTGAATCCTGCTGTGTGATTTGTTGTACTTACAACATCATTCCAAGTATCAAAATCAACTCTTGATCTTAATGAATATGAGAAGTTTTGGTAGTAAAAACTATCCTGAACTCTCTGCATGTTAGCATTAAGGAATCCAGAATTAGTAATAGATCCTTTAACAACTCTAGATGAAGCATCAGTGTTGAGAATTGATTCATATGTTTCCACACGATCAGCAATTCCTTGAGTCTTAGAAGCAAGACCTTCAATTACTTCACCTGATATAAAGTTTTCGGATGTAGAAACTCTAAGAGTTCCAGTTTTTCTATCCCAGCTCTCAACAGTTCCTGAAGTTGTAAGAGATTTAACTTCTTCTCCATCAAGGAATTCATTATCCTTAAGTGAGATGTTAAAAATGGGGAAATGTCTTTCTGCAATAACTCTTCCTGAAGAATTAAATTTATTAAATTCACCAACAAATTCTCCTTTAGACTCATCAAATAAACCTTCCATACTATAACTAAAGGTAGCACCAACTCCACCCAAATTTTTATCTACAGCAATAACAGGGAACAACTTGTAATTGTGCTCAGATGAATTATATCCTATTCCAGTAGATCCAATACCAATACTGATGTTTTCAATCATCACTTTATCACCAACTTCAACTGGAAAATCATCTGATGCACTATACCCAACAGATAATTCAGCAGTAACTTCTTTAGTTACTGTGTTGAATCCAATTGTACTAATTCCACATCCATTAGTATTATAAATTGGTAGAATAGTAGGAATAGTGTTACTCATTCCCTTTGTATTCTTTCGGATAGTTACTTGATTATCACCAAGATCATAGTCAAGGTCTACGTCATTGAGAAGTTGATTTGATTTTCCATCAAACGCCAACAATCTAGGTGCAGAAGAATAACCTCTTCCACCTGAAGATATTCCAATAATATCAAATGACTTCAATGATTTGATTTTAACAATATTTGGTAATGTAATTGATGGCCTAAGTGTTCTATCTGATGGAAAATCAAATCCAATACTCTTAAGATTAGTTTTGGTTATTTTACCAATTTCATTACTCTGTGCTTCTAAAATTACACCTGTACCTCTAGCAGTAGAAACTGTAGTAATACCAGGTAGAGATTGATAACCCTGCCCACCATTAACAATTTCAAGTTTTCTTATTGAACCCTCGGTATGAGTACAATCCGTTTCATAGATAATCTCTGCAGAAGAAGTTGATGAAATGTAAGCAGCTTTTTCTGGGGTTGGACCCATAGTAAAGCTAAATGAATTTGGTGCCGTAGTAGAAATTTTATACTTACCATTGTAAATGCTTCTTACAACTGATACTGTATTATTTTCAAAAACTTCATTGTCAATATTAATTTCTGCTTTTGTTGCAGGAACATTACCACTCTCATATGTTGGATCAAGTCTATAGTAAAGTTTATCTGGTGTATTTTCGTTAACAACTAAAGTAACTTTTGCAATTCCGTCAACACCAACTGTTCCCGATCTTTGAATATCATAATCTTTGCCATTGCTAATTTTTCCAACATATTTGTTAGTGAAATTTTTGTCGGCATATAAATTAAATTCAAACGAGGGGTAGTTTGTAGATTGAATTTCGTGAGAAAGAGATGAGTTTGTTAAATTAAATGTAACTGTAGAATTTTTATATAATTTTAACGGAGGGTTAATTGGATTAATTACTCCACCACTACCAGTACTTGCTAACCCAACAGTAGTTGGAATTGCCCTGGTAGAATTTTCAAATGTGTCGGAAAATCTAAAAGAGTTTCCATCAATTATAGAAAGATAATAAATTCCATTATCTACAAGACCTTGTGTGGGATTAGATTGATCTTCGGTATAAACAATCTTCTGACCACGTACAAATCCATGATTTTCAATAGTAACTACACCAGTGGAGGTGTTTATTCCCGTAGATGTATATGATTTTGGATTTACAATCAGTTTTCTGTTATAATCATTATAAGAGATATTAAAAGATGAAGTGATTCCTGGGTTAACATCTAATACAATATCATGACCAATATGAATCCCATGAGTTTCTCCTGTTGAAACTGTAACAGTATTTTTATTCATAGTTCCTGTTACAACACTATGATTAGTCTTAAGACTATGATAAACACCTGATCCAATTCCAATGAATGATAATGTAGTAATTTTAGTTGAACCGACTACACCCTCAAATATCCCAGTGCTTCCAAGACTAACTCTTGCAGTTGCTAATCCAATTAAATTGTTTGCAACTTTAGCAACAAACAAATTAGTTCCATCAGCAATTGTCGTACCAATTCCAGCAGATACATGATTATCAGAGATTATAATACCTTTTCCTGCATTTCCATGAGTATCTTGATTTGATGAATATGTGACTATATCACCAGTCTCAAGTCCATGGTCTTTGATGAAAATAGTTTTAATTGGTATTACAATAGAAGTTGCCCCAATTCCTGGATTTTCAAAGAAAATCGTAGTTCCGATACCAACTCCACCTGTACTACCTAATCCAACAACTTCTATTGGATTAAAGTATATTTGTTTGTTAACTTTATAATCAAAATCAGTTTTAAATCCAGCAGAAATGCTTAGTTTTCTTTGGGTTATAGTTGCTGCTGTCCCAACAGTATGAGAGACTCCAATAACACCATTTACTGATCTAAGAACTCTGACTCTTGATAAACGATTATCAACGTTTAGAACTTTTACTCGTTCTGTTCCAATTTGAATTATATCATTTTCTCTAATATCTGGATAATTTAGATTTCCAGTTAAATTAAAGTATGTGACTAATCCAGTATATGTAACTGAACCAATTCCATTAGTCGAGATGCCTGTACCAGTAACCTTGTATACATTTGTACCAATTCCTGCATTGTAAAATCCTTCAAGATCTGATGCAGTTGTCGATACTCCAGTTATTGATATTGTTTCTTGATTTTGAACATTATGAGGGTCATTAGAAAACAGTAAGTATTTTCCTTTCCCACTTGGATAAAATTCTACATTTGATATAGAACTAGTGGCTAAACTTACACTATCAACTGGTTTTCCTAAGACGTGTGAGACCCTTGCAGAAACGCCTGTACCGCCTGTTTCGGTGTTATTAAATACAATGGGGTCACCTACTTTATAATTGATTCCACCGGTTATAATGCCGACGCCATCTATACTACCTCTTGCTGCATTTTTAATTTCAACTTCTTGGGATAATTCTGCCGGTAAAGAGAGATACTTATATTGAACATCCTTATCATCAAATAAATTAAATGGTCTGGTATTTTTTATATAATCTGATGTATTGATATTATAATCATCTTGATTCGATACCTTTTGGAAGTTAAATTCATTTGGTTTTGCGTGGAAATTTTCTCCAATTAAATATGGGAATTTGGGTCTTCTAAAATTAGTGAACGGAGATTGTGTATCCGCTTCGTCAGATGCTATAGTAGTAAAATATGCATAAGTTCCTCCAGGGAAATCTGGAGTAACACAATGTCTTCCATTATTTTCATCAAGAACAGACTCGGAAGTTTGATTTTGGTAAACAAAATCATTAATAAAGAAACCAGATGGCCACAACGTTAATGGAGGTCTTTGTGGTGCATCTGCTTTCTCTACATACCCGGTTTCCATAATGGTAACAGACCCACCAGATCTTGTTGAATATCCATATGGTCCATAGATCGGGTGCCCATCATAAGACCATCCAATAATTGGAGAGTGATTTGTAGAAACGTTTTCTTGCTTCGTGTTAACGTTTATTTCTAAATCAAACTCTCCATACTGTCGATTACCATCACCATCAACAGAGTACGACGATTGTCTTAATTTTCTTGGAGCATATATGTGACAATATTGGATACCAAAGTTTTCATTAGATCCATTCTCAACGACTCCATCATCATCAGAGAGTGCATAAAGATATTTCTGAAATAAATTAACTCTCCATGTTTGTATTTTTGCTTTTAATACTTCACCTTCTCCTGGATGAATTACATTAACAGTAGTTGTATTTTGATTATATCCTGCACCAGGTTCAAGAACTTTAATTGCAGATAACGTTCCATTGGTTAATACCGGAGTTATTACAGCACCAATTCCATCTCCATTAATTACAAGATCTGGTGGAGAAATATATTGTCTTCCAGGATTTAATACCAGAATTTCTTCTATTCTTCCTTGGTTGATAATTGGTTGACATTGTGCGTCCTGGCCAGGAACTGCTATAGTTAAAGGAGATCTATCTAAGTTTAATACTTCAGAGGCACCATATCCAACACCATTATTTGTTAAATTGACTGATGTAATCTCTCCTCTAAAAATTGGTTGTAGTTGTGCTTGAAATGTTTCCAGACCAATCGAAGATATCCCAATTTGTCCAGAAATTGCAACAGAAATATCTGGGTAATTGAAAGAGTGCGTTCCGGCACCTACAGAAGTTAGATTGACATATTGATTAGTTTCATAAAAATATCTCTGTGTTGATGTTGTAAGACCAACATTTGCTAATTTAAACTTGTCATTATCTATTTTGATAACATAATATTCGCTTTCATCAGTCAAACCACTTATAGGTGAAGATCCTGCAGTGTATTTTACTGTCTCTCCAGACTTGTAATCATGATTTTTAATTTCAATATAATTAAGAGATGTACTTACACCAGTTATTCCACAAGATCTCTTTTTGTTTTCATACCCATCACCGCTACTAATGACTGATATTGATTCAACAACTGATTTTTTATTTACGGTTTCGAGGTTATGTGAACCATTACCATATGATGTTAGTAATACAGTATTGATTCCTGCAATAACATCTGCAAGATTATTGTGAAGTGTTACTGTAACATTATTGGTTGTCTTTGCAAAATACTTTGCATCAGTTGTCAATCCACCAACAGCGGTTTGACCATTGGTTCTATAGATGACATGTTCACCATTTCTCAGTTTATGATAAGTTGAAAATCCAATAGTAGATGCAGTGGCACCTAACGTAATTTTATTTGATGCTACTTCAGAGAAGAATGGAACCGAATGCCCAATTAACTTCATATTTGGTTGAGCAACTGCCCCAGATCCATTACCACCAGTGATGGTGATTACTGGAGTTTCATCATAATCAAATCCAGGATCAAAAACTCTAATAGATTCTAGCGATCCAGAAACTGCAATATTTCCGGTTGCACCAGTTCCAACACTATCATTAATATGTAATAGTGGTGGATCGATGATATCGAAGTTTTCTCCGGCCGATATGACTTCAATCTCTTCAATCTTACCATAATAAACAACATCTGGTGATTTATAATTTAATATTTCAACACCATTGACAAGAATTCCATTAAATCCTGGTTGTGTGGGTGTTAACTGTCCAGTATGTTGAGCAGTTTTTGGAATTTCTCTTAAAAGTTTTTGTGAAGTTAATTCTTTACCTTGAAATTGAAATGGTCTTAATGTATTATCATCTACTGTAACCGAACTTTCTACAGATACAAATTTTTCATTATATACATCATTTCTGCTTTTTGCTAATTTAACACTTGTATCAGATAATCTCTTAACATAATATAAACCCTCTGGAAAATTAGCGCCTAAGGATTGTTTTTTAACTTCTCTTACGCCGACTTTTCCCCTAAAATCAACAAATGCTTCTGTTGTAATTCCTACAGAGTAGTAAACTGGATCTCCAGAGTATAAATTATGCTTTGTTCCAGGAGATATTAATAATTCTTCCCCTAAAAATGTTCCGGAAAAAGTTACCGACCTATCACTAGCATTAAGTCTTGATCCAAAATATGAAGGTATGGATGAAGATGCCACAAGAAAATTGTCATCATTGTCAAAAATACCTTGAATATCCGTTTGATATAATTGAGCTGAACCAAAGTTAGCAGCATCTCCCTTCAATATCTGCCTTGTGAGTGTATAAGTTTTGTTAATATCTAAAGGGCCAGATCCTTTTATAGAAATTGATCTGACAGAATTAACTCCATATACTGTTCCTCCAAGTTTAGCAGATCCTTTAAGTTCAGCTACACTAAGTTTGTCGCCATTTTTAAAGAAATGATCTTTATTTAAGGTCAGTTTATAACTATTATCCGAAGAATCTACCAATTCTATTGAATTTACCAGATGATCTGACGAATAGTTGTAAAACCAAGTATTATAAATTGCAGAATTTTTATTATTACCAAGAGTTTTAATTCTTGCAATGTCTCCATTTTGGAAATTTTTTGTATTTTCTGGGTATACAAAATCACTCAGAACTGCATTAATTCTAACTTTAACAGTTTGGTTGGGATCTTTAAAAGATCTTCCATATGCAAAGGTGTTAATACCAACAGTTTCTCCATCAACAATAATTCCCGTTACATTAGAACATCCAAAGAATTGTGTAAAGTTCTTTGAGGTATAAGATACAACTCCAGTAGTAGTATCATTATAAGTTACGGATAGTTCTCCTATTGTTCCAAAACCAACAGTCGAATCAACAAAAAGAATACTTGCACCGGATCCTACTTGTCCAATTACTCTAGTTTTAGGATGAATTCCAAATGCTCCTCGAATTGCACCTTGAACTTCAACGTCTCTATCATATCCTCCATCAAGACTCAATTTATAAAAACTTTTTGCTGTTCCTACTTGAAATACTTGAAGTTTTTCTACTGATGTAATTGGAGCATATGCTTTTACTAAACCAGCATCTGGAAAATTATCTTGAAAAAGAGTTGCTTGATCCAAATCAAGAGGATCTCCATCTACAGATTCTACAACTAAATCGTTTGTAATCCTAAAATCTGAGTTTGACGGTGTAAAAAGAAAATCTCTTGGTTTAACTACAGATACATCTTGATTATATAATGCTCGGAATAAAATTTCAAAAGATCTATCTGTTCCTCTACTCAGATAAAAATCCTTAGATTGTTTGATGAATAAATTTTCGTTTAAACCTTCAGTAAGAGGTCTTTCGTCAAGAAGAGGTAAAAATTGATGTTTTGTTTTTACTAAAAATTCTTTTAAGAATAGGATGCTTAAATTTTCAATTAAAGCACCTGATTCATGAAGTGTCTGGCTAGATGAAGTAAATACTAAATTTTCTGGATTTGTTTCTTTCTTATACGCAGTAGTTCCAGAAAATCCTCTAATACATCCAGTAAAAGAGTTACTAGTCTTTCCAGTATAGGTTATAATTTCATCATCAATTTTAAGTAATCCATAAGATTCAGGAAATCCGTCAGTTCCTGTTATAGAATTTCTAAAATCAACAGTTATTGTTGTATCAGATGCAGATATTTCATCTAATAGAACAACGGAATCACCTAATCCGGTTGTTTCATCAATTTTAATATAACGATCAATATTTTGAATCAAATCAATAGGAGCACCTTTAAATTCAAGTGCTTGATAATATGATTTTAAAAACTCAGAAATAAGTGGGAACTCATCTCTAACATAAGAGGGGAGCTGGTTCTGAACGATGTTATTAAACTGTACTCTTTTTTCTGACATTTTCTATGATTCTATTAGTAACCTGAGGAGTAACTGCTGCCGCCACCACCGCCGGAAGATGGAGTGCTTGTAGGTGTAGATGATGATGTTGTAGATGTACTAGATGTACCATATGTACTACCAGATACTGTTGCAAGAGTTGTATTTCCAGTTGTGGTAGTAGTAGCGGTTGTTGCGGAAACAGGAACACTACCTCTACCACCAGGACGTACTAAAACGCCATTTGCATAACTTGAAGATACAATGTAGTTAGATGCTGAAGGGTCAACACCGGAAGCAATTTCATCTGTTACTGTTTCAAAATTACTACTTGTAATATCTAACTGTAAATAGAGATCTTGCAATCCAACGACATCATTTGAAACTGGAGAACCAGAGATTTCAATAATTGTTTGTCCGGTTTTTGTTTTTCCAGATAAAACATTTATTGGATTTAGTGTCAATACACCCCTCTTATAATCAATTGTTCCAATATTCCTCTTGACAATAGTAGGACTTGAGGAATTTATAGATGGAACAGAAAATAAGAATAATTCACCGGTTTCTCTATTTGAGTTGGGTAAATCTGAGATATAAACATCGGTTCCAATACCATCAACCCTGAATGCAGAAGTTTTAATATTGTAACCACTCATTTTCTTAATATAGAAAGAATTACCGAAACCAATTTGATATTCAACTAAAGCATTCAATGTTACTCTTAAATCTCGTCTCATCTGAATAGTTGTAATATTCGACGTTACAGATTCATGACTATCATCAATCACCTTTAAAAATTTACTATACTTGAACCTTGCTCCATACTTATTTAACTCAGTTGATTCTGCGTATTTTGTGACATTATTTTGAACTAACGTTGAAACTAATTCGGAACTATTTGCTGCATTTGTGTTATAATATATCTTACTATCAGTTTCAAGATACAAATATTTTAAATCAAGTATCTCTGGAACAATACCCGCAACAGCATATTTTTTCAATCTCATCTTTATATTTTCTTTAATCAAGTTTGGTAGATAATCACCAAATGTTGGCTTAATGCTAATGAAAACCTTACCATATTGGGGTGGAACTAACTCTTCTCCACCAAAAACAGAGATGGATTCAGTTTCTGGGTAAATTTTTGCTGGAATAATTGTTTCATAATCATTGGAAGTCAGTGCTCTATTTTGTGTGGCATATATTCTTGGGGCAAACTTTTTAATTGACTCCACAGTTTCAATATTTTGACCTCCAGAAGTAATTATACCTGGAGTCAGTAAAGATACTCCTGAAGTTACATTATATTCAATTCCATTTCTTGTATATGTCAATCTTCCTGAAAAATTAAAATTTGATATACCATTTGCAGCATCACCATTACTTACAATATAGTTTGCAGTAATATAATTGCCTTCTTCTAATGCTTTTCCAAAAATATCGTCTCCAAAAATTAATTCATACCTTTCATCTGAAATTTCTTGTAAATAATAGACTTTTGATTCTGGATTGATATCAAAAAGACTATCTTGGAGAGCATATTTGGTAGAAGATGTAGAAAATTCGTTACTTCTAACTGTAACACGAATTAAATCGGTATCAATGCCAGAATTTGGTAAAATATACTTTTGATTTAGATTTCTGGTAGATCTAGTAAAGTTTGATTCTAAAAGAACACCTTCGTAAATTTGTAATTCGTTAAAAGTTGCAATTCCATTAAAAACAGGAATTGTAACATCTTCTAAAATTGAAAATATAAACGATTGAGAAGCAAAAGTTCCTGAACTTGATGCAACAACTCCTTTTTTAAGTGTAATGGTCGATGGAGTTGGAGATATGTCCGCAGTGTCTACATCAAAAGTAACTGTTGCTAATGCTGCCTTTCTAGATTTAGGAACATAACCAATATTTCTTGCAAGTGCTACAACATTCTCTCTTAATGTTGAACTATCAATAAAAACCTCATTTGCAACCATGTTTGCATTATATGAGGTAATATATGTGTTATATGCCAACACATCAATAATAGATGAAAGATTGGATCCTTCAAAATCATAGTCCGTAAAATTGGAGTTTGATTTTAAATACTCTTTAAGTGATGTTTTAACCTGTTCAAAGTCCAGGTTAGAGAAATTGACTAATGGCATGTTACCTTGTTGGCTGCAAGACGAATTCTAATTGTTGTGCAGGTACATCTGCACCTATAATATCATATATGATTTGTACATCAAAAGCATTACCTGCAAAATCAGGTGTTGTTTGAACAGACCTTAATCTCACTCTTGGTTCAAATCTACGAATTGATGATTCAATTTCATCTTTGATATTAGATGCTGTTAAATCATCAAAATTATCAAATAATAACCTTGATATTCTTGAACCAAAGCTTTCATTAAAAGGTTTCTCTCCGGGAAATGTAAATACAATATTTTTTATTGATCTAGCAATTGCGTTTGCATTTTTAAGACCAATTAAATCGTCATTCAAGGGATTTTTCTTGAATGACATACTTACATCTTTAAAACCTTGACTTACCCTTTCTAAAGGCACAATTATATGGCAAATATAAGTTATTTATCAACGAATTCGTTAATTATATTTTCGTAGTTCTATTCATAAAGTGGTGCAGCTGGGATTTCATTTTCAAAAATCTCCGTTTCTTGCTTCTTATCACGTTTTTTTGGTGTTAAGTCATCATTTGCAATTTCACGAAGCATTTTTTCGTGTTGATCTGCTGCTAGGTTGTCTAAAAAATCGTTACTTGGAGTCATTTTCTTCTTCCTCAGGTAAATTTTCGCGTTCTTGTGCTGTTTTCCAGAAATATTCGTCCTCACGACCCATTCCAAGTCGCTCAAAACCATTTTCAACTTGATAATAACGAGTTGAAACCTTAAAATCTGGCATCTTAGGTTCAACAGGTGTTAAACTATTGTCAAAAATACGCATTCTATTGTTTGGATAGAGTGCATACTGACCATTTTCTAATTCAATCAGGTTATGAGACTTATGTTCAGCAGGATTTTCACTTGTTGCATAGTCAACTACCTCAGGATCTTGATGATAGTTATCTATTGTGCAAATATAAGTTCCTTTTTGAATACCATAGTCTCTGGTATACAATTCATAGTCCATTGAACCAATGAATTGCTTTGTAATTGATACTACACCATAATCCATACAGTTCCAAAACTGTAGATTCGGTAGATTCATATCAGGTGATGGTGTCTCAGGATCGCTTACAAATGCACTGATAGGTAATTTATCGTACATTGCGGCGTATTCTGGTAAATAGGTCTCAAAATAAAAAGTGCGCCCAGGTATCGATTTGCACGATACCCAAACGCCTTTGACAAATTCACCATGACCACTTTGATGATCAGTTAGATACTCTTTACGAACCCATACTTCTACCGAGGGGAGGTTACAAATAAGTGCTGCCATAATGAATGTTGGTTAACTTATTCTATTTACCTTGTCCCCGATATCTTTTCTTACGTCCATTGCGAGAAGTCGCGGATAACAATGTATACTGCGAGTTTCCTTGCCGAGTTTTCTTCGGCTTACCCTTGACATAAGTGCCGCCTTTCATCATCATAATTCAGTACCTCTTAAATAACGCGAGTTTTTTCGTGACCAACTCTGATACGTGGATCGCACCAGATCTCAAATCCTTCTTCCTTTGCATCAAGACAGAATGAGACATCCTCACCACACATGTCCTGTACATCACCACTCTCAAAGACTTGCATCTTAGGAGCAAACCATGGATACTCTAATCTCTCAAAAACACCTTTCTTGATTAATACCCATCCAAAACCTGTATAATCTACGGTGAATGGTTTACGACGCTTACTAATGCCCTCTACATTCTCATGATTCATTACTCCGCCATTCTTACGGAAATCATCCTCCTCTAACCAATGTGCGACAGAAGTTGTGTGTCCATCCTCTGTAGCATACCATCCTGCAACAATCTCCTTCTCTTCTCCCTCTGCAGGAATTGCCATATCACATAGTTGCCAGAACTTCTCTGTATTAAACACAATATCACTATCAATCCATAACTGATAGTCATACTCTAACTTACCATCCCACGGTACTTGCTTAGGTCCACGAAGTACATTCGCACCTAATACCTTACAACGGGCAAAATTAACCATTGATGAATAATCTTGACTGATCTGAATACTCATTCCACTCTGTACCATATCAAAGCACAGTTGTACAAAGTTCTTTAAAAATGTAAAAGAACACCCACGTCCAGGAAGACAGAATACAATCGTCTTACCTCTCATACGCTCTTTGATCGCAGGAATATCCCACTCTACTTCTTTCTTCTTAGGCGCGTTGGCCTTTACAGTAAATCCTTTTGCCATAACGTGTTGATTACTTCGTTTCAATTATAACAGTTATTATGTAGTAAGTCAATAAAAGACTTTGACTTAACAACTGTGCTCTGTGTTTGTTGGAAGACTATAAACTTCCTCATATGTTAAATCCTCAAGTTGATAATCAGTCTGCATAAGACCAACCATCCCCTTGAGGGTATTCCATGTTTTATTGAATTGTTGTTCTGTTAGATTATTATATAAACACTCGTCTTTTGCATAGATGTGATAAACTTTACTTCGACTATCCATTGGTTTTTTACCTCCGGGAATTTTTTTTCTGGACGGGAATTTTTTTTGCTTTTGATATCTATAGGTCGATTTGTCACCTCTGTAGGTTAGGGTAGTTAGACGTTTTTATCACGCCCCCCATAACGCAACAACGCCGCCATCAAAACACTGTCATTTCACTGATACTCCCAGTCTACCACATACGGGGCAGAGTGTCAACAGCTGCCCCATTGCTATTAGACAATGCCAAGAGGTACATTACCGAAGTAGCAATCAGAATTGATCTCGACTGTGTTTACTTTAGGGTCTCTGTAGTTAACACCGTCAGGGGTGCAGATGTCATTGAGATCACACCCTTCGAGTGCATCTACAAAGTCTTCGTAGTTACCTGCGAAACTGGCAAGTTGATACAAACCCTGATCATTACCAATCCAGAGTGCAACATTCCAGGTCTCATAATTCGTCCAACCGTTATACGTGGTATCAGTGAGATTGGTCTGGAAGGTTGTGGTCATAGAGGTTTGAATCATGCTTACACTATAGGGACACTTTACGCGACCCCCCTTAGTAATACCCAGAGAGAATGACTGTCAAATAGCACCCACAATTACCAACTGACGGGATTACTCAGATCCTCCACGTAGCTATCAATCACCTTCTCATTCCCTTCCATTTCAAAGAGAGTCTCCCAATCAATGTTATGGGGATTGAAGTCTTCCATCACCTCTAGATCCAGGGTGATTCTATAACGTTGCTTCTGTACTTGACTGATAGCGACTGACATGAATCTGCTCCGTGAGTGATACTTGATTATTATAGAATGAACGAGAGATATTGTCAACGTGCTGGTGGATATTTATAAGGGTTTCTGATGTTTTTTGACTGTCAATCCCTCAAAAAACTTATGGCGGCGGTCTTGACATTTGCGCGGAGTGGTGATAGAGTGCTCGCTTAGATCACAAGACCTGAGTACATTAAAACACATACTTTTCCACAGAAATACACCTTAATACACACAAATACAAGACTTTATCCACAACCCTGTGGAGAACTATAAACAACGCATATACATTTAAAAAACCTTTTTTAATATAAAAAAAGCATAATCTTTATGTATATGAGCAGAAAAGGGGCGTTTTTACCCCTCTTTGCTGTTATTCAGTTATTTTCTTATCTAATCAATAGAGGGCCTCAATTGCTTCCAGGATGAGAAGAATATCATTGCCATTCTGTGCAGATTCAAGAGCAATGAAGAGATCAGACTTAGACATTTGAAAGTGTTAGGTAGGACGTGTGATTAGTGAGTTTTAAGTCATCACCAGGACTCTTGTAATACTAGGTCTTATGCTGAATACTGTGCTGCCTAGAGTGTTAATTAAGAGTTATGCAAAGACATAACCATTTGTGAAATCATCAACATTGTATACTTTGCTTTGTCCTGCTTGACCTACAAACTTTCTCACATACCAGACGAAATCCTTTTGAAAGACTCCCTCTCCAGTCACACAAAACTCATCACAGAGTGCATTGAGTCTACTCTTTGTTGTAACTGATTG